CGCACGCGATTCAATCGCTCCTGATCCCGCCATAGCCCGGTCGGCATGTGCATGCCCGGTCTTATGAAAGCCGCGCCCTACGCCCTCGGCGGGCTCGTCGGCGGGTCGCTTCTCAATTCGATGTTCAGCAGCGGCTCGGGCAAGAAGAAGTCTACTGTCACGACCCAACCGCTGACTACGCAAGGCACGGTCGGACCCGCGCCAGCCGGAGGTTCCTACTGATGTGCCTCGGCTCCAATCCGCAGCCGGTCGGCGCGAACCCGCAGGACCGCCAGATGCGCGGCATGCAGCTCATCGGGAGCCTGCTTCAGGCGAATCGTGGCAATCCGCAGGCGGCGCAGAACCTCGCCACCTTCCGTACCATGTTCCAAGCCGCCCATCCGGCCGCAGCCGCGCGCCAGCCGGTGCAGATCGGAGGTCGCTGATGTGCATGTTCTCTGCGCCCAAGGTGCCGACGCCGCCGACCCCGGCCCAGTTCCAGCCGATGATCCAGCCGGTGCAGCTCCAAGGCCAGCAGCGACCCAAGCGCAGCCTGCGCGGGCTGTACAGCTCGATCTTCACGTCGCCAGAGGGCGCTGGCGGCGCACCGCGCGTCACTGGCACAATGGGCGGGATGACGGGTGGCTGAGCAAGCCGCCGCCGCTGAGGGCGGCCCCACAGTCCGCAAGCATTGCGTGCGCAGGCTCAAGGGCCTGAAGGCCAACCGCAGCCAGTTCGAGGGTGACTGGAAGCAGATCGCGGCGCTGGCAGCCCCGTCGCGCTCGCGCTTCCTGTCGAGCGACACCAACAAGGGACGTCAGGCCAATCGTCGGCTCAACAACAGCCACGGCATCTTCGCGATGGAGACGCTGCAGAACGGCATGACCAGCGGCCTGTCGAGCCCCGATCGGCCGTGGTTCACGCTCAAGAGCGTCGACGACGAGCTGGACGAGCAGCCCGAGGTCAGGACGTGGCTCAGCGACTGCCAGAAGCGCATGTACGACTTCGTCGCGTCGACCAACCTCTATGGCGTCTTGAAGACCGGCTATCTCGAACTGGGCGCATTCGGCACCGAGATGGCAATCCTCATGGAGAACCGCCGCGTCGGCATGGTCGGCCACGCGCTGACGGCAGGCGAGGGCTGGATCGGTCTCAACGACGAGATGGTCGCAGGCGCGCTCTATCGCGAGTGCCCGCTCACCGCCGAGCAGGCGATCGGCATGTTCGGTGCCGACAATGTCAGCAGCCGTGTAAACAGCCTCTACGCCGCGTCGAACTACGACGAGCAGGTGATCTTCTACCACGCGATCGAGGAGAACCCCGACTACGAGGAGGGGATGATCGGATGGCGCGGCAAGCCGTGGCGCTCGGTCTACTGGGAAGAGGGCGGCAAGGCCGACCAGATCACCCAGCTCTTGGGCTTCTACGAACAGCCGTTTTGGGCTCCGCGCTGGGACACCACCGGCAACGACGCCTACGGTCAGGGGCCGTGCCACAACGCGCTGCCTGACCTGCGCGAGCTGCAGCTACAGACCAAGCGCAAGGCCGAGCTGACCGACCTCCTCGCGTGGCCCGAGCTGGTCACCACATCGAAGACCAAGCTCAAGCGCCAGCCCAAGAGCGTGACCAACGTCGACGCGGCAGACGCGGCGGCGACCAAGCCGGTCTACCAAGTGCCGCCGCAGGCGGTGCAGTTCGTGATGCAGGACATCGAGCGCCTCGAACAGAAGATCAACGAGGCGACCAAGGCCGACCTGTTCATGGCGATCACCAACATGGCTGGCGTCCAGCCGCGCAACATGGAGGAGATCGCGGCGCGCAACGAGGAGAAGCTGACCCAGCTCGGGCCGGTGATCGACCGCGTCAACAGCGAGAAGCTCAAGGTCGTCATCGAGCGTGTGTTCGGCATCATGCAGCGCGCCCGCATGTTCCTGCCCGCGCCGGACGCAATGCGCGGCCAGCCGCAGATCAAGATCGAGTTTGTGTCGATCCTGACGCAGATGCAGCGCATGGTCGGGCTGGGGCAGCTCGAACGCGGCTCCAACTTCGTCGGCTCGATCGCGGCGGTCTATCCCGAGGCGCGGTTCAAGATCGACCCGATGGAGCTGGCCGACGAGTACCTGTCGCGTGCTGGCGTGCCGGGCAAGATCATTCGGTCGAACGACGATGCGCAGCAGATGGCCGATCAGGAAAGCCAGCAGCAGCAGGCTGCGGCAGCGGCCGAGCAGGCGAAGAACGTCAGCCAGCCGTTCAAGGACATGACCGACGCGGCGGCGGTCGCGGCCAAAATCCCCGGCAGCGGCATCCCGCCCGTCCAAGACCTCATTCCGCTGGTGCCGCGCTGATGCCCGCGCCCGGCTTCCATCGCTGCTCCAATGCCTTCAACCGGCCGTGGGAGAACCGCGATCCGCAGCCCTTCTATGAGTTTGCCGACGTGCGGCGCGGCGAGCTGCGACTGGCCGCCGAAGTCGGCCGGGCTCTCGTCGTCGACCAGCAGGTGCCACCCGAAGCGCGGCTCAAGGCGGCGCTGATCTTCGAGCGAATGATCCGAGGATAGGCCGATGGCGGGGGACAGCAAGCTCGAACGCGAGGAGAAGCTGCGCAGGCGCGACATGGAGCGCCTCGCCGCCATGCCCGAGTTCAAGCGATTTTTGTGGCGCGTGATTCAAGAAGCCAAGATATTCGATCGCGCTCCAACCGATGGGTCAGAGGGCGCTGTCCACGCACAAGTGGCACGCCGGAACTTGGGGTTGGCTATCCTCGAAATGGTCGAAGAGGGCCAGCCAAAGTCGCATCCGCAAGGGGTGCCTATCCTGACCCTGATCCAGACGCTGCTCGAAGAAGCCAACCCCCAAGCTCAACCCAAAGACACATCGGAAAGGGACGACGATGAGGAACTCGACACACGCTATGACCGGACTACTGAACTCAACCTCGATGACTAGGATCGGCGGCATCCCGCTGACGCCGGTCGAGCAGCGCATGGGCCGCCTGATGCGCGCCCCTGACGGCCATGACGGCGCAGGAGACAGCGATGCTGGTGCGGCAGGTGCTGATGACGCAGGAGCCCCAGCAGCCAGCGATGCTGGTGGTGGTGCGGCGGCTGACGGCGCAGGAGGCGATGGCGCTGCTGCTGGCGACGGCGATGGTCAGTCCAGCGGAGATGACGGCGCTGCTGGAAGTGACGATAACGGTTCGGTGATGGGTAGCGCCGGGACCGGCAAGGCTGGCGACGACGCTGGCAAAGCCGGGGAGGGCGATGGGGACGGCAAGGGCGAAGACGATAAGACCCCTGCCGTCCCCGAGACCTACGAGCTGGAGCCGATCAAGGTCGGCGAAGGCGACGACGCGGTCGAGGTCAAGATCGACGAGCAGCTGCTGACCGACGTGACGCCGCAGCTCAAGGAGGCGGGCGTCACCAAGGAGCAGGCGCAGAAGCTCGCGCCGCTCGCGATGAAGATCGAGGAGCGCGTCCGCACCCACCTCAACGACGAGTTCCGCGCGACCACCACCCAGTGGGCCAAGGACGCGCAGGCCGATCCCGAGATCGGCGGCAAGAACTGGGACGCGACCAAGAACGATGTCGCCAAGGCGCTCGATTACTTCGGAGCGCCGTCCGAAATGAAGGAAGTTGAGGTCGACGGGAAGAAGGTCAAGCAAGAGACCAACCCGTTCCGCGTCTTCCTCAACCAGACCGGCCTCGGCAATCACCCCGAGCTGATCCGCATGTTCGCGAAGATCGGCAAGGGTGTCGCCGAGGACGGCTCGCTGCCTCGTGGGGACAAGGCCGCACCGCCGCAGGTGTCTCGTGCAGAGCGCCTGTATCCGAACGACAAGCCCAAGTCCTCAACTCAAGGAGCATAGAACATGGCTACTCTCGGCCAGTCCTACCTCAACATCATCGACATGCTGCGCCAGCAGAACGATCCCAACGCGGACGTTATCGAGATGTTGAACCGCCTCTCGCCGGTCACGCGCAATGCGTTCACCGTCGAGTGCAACCGTGGCACCCAGCATTATCACTCTGTCCGCACGGGCCTCCCGAGTGTCGCATGGGGCCGCCTCTATCAGGGTATCGCGCAGTCGAAGTCCGGCCGCGCGTCGGTCGTCGACACGACCGGCTTCGTCGAGGGCCTGTCCTCGGTCGATACCCGCCTGCTCGACATCTCCAAGAACCCGGCCGCGCTGCGCATGCAGGAAGGCACGGCGTTCATGGAGGCGATGCAGCAGGAGGCCGAAACCGGCGTCTTCTACCACGACATCGTGACCACGCCCGAGAAGTTCAAAGGTCTCGCGGCGCGCTACAACTCGCTCTCCGGCAGCGCGATCTCGAAGCAGGTCATCAGCGCTGGCGGCGCGGGCTCGGACAACACCTCGATCTGGTTCGTGACGTGGGGCGAGAACGCCACCCACCTCATTCACCCCGAGGGCACTGCGGTCGGCATCGACCGGCAGGACAAGGGCGAGCAGCGCGTGCTCGACGGCAACAACCTGCCGTACTACGTCAAGGAGGAGCTGTTCCGCTGGCACCTCGGCGTGGCCGTGCGCGACTGGCGCTTCAACGCCCGCATCTGCAACATCGACGTCTCCGACACGCAGGCGGGCACGGTCGACCTGTACAAGTACATGCGCAAGGCGCTGTACCAGCTGCAGGGCGTCTACTCGACCGCGATGCGTAACGGCGGCGGCGAGATCAACGGCGATGCCAGCCTCGAAGGCCGCACGGTCATCTACATGAACCGCACGATGATCGAGGCGCTCGACGCGCTCGGCACCAACAGCTCGAACGGCGCGCTTCTCCTGAAGACGACCGAGCTGGAGGGCCGCACCGTGCAGACCTATCGCGGCATCCCGATCGAGGTCACCGACGCCATCCTCAACACCGAGAGCGCCGTCTCCTAAGCCTGACGAACGAAGAAAGGATCACGAGCAATGCTTATCTCCAATCAGGACATCTTCTCGGACAGTCAGGCGATCACCGCCACGGCTGCGTCGACCAACGTCCTCGACGTCGGCGCGGCGGGCACGCCGTTCGGCGCTCCGCAGCCGCTTGGCCGCGATCTCGGCAACCTGCCCGAGAAGATCGGTCTCGACTGCCGCGTGACGCAGGCATTCAACAACCTGACGTCGCTCGATGTTGCGCTGCAGATCAGCGACGACAATGCGACGTTCACCACGGTGGCGACGCGCAACTACCTGCTCGCTGCCCTGACGGTCGGCCCGCTTGATTTCCCGGCTGCGCTCATCAAGGGCACCAAGGGCCGGTACATTCGGCTCAACTACACCGTCAACGGCACCGCCCCGACGACCGGCAAAATCTTCGCCGCGATCGTGCCGGGCCGCCACGAACAGTAAGGAAGGGACTGACCAATGGCAGACAAGACCGACGAACAGCTCGACGAACTAGAAGCCAAGCTGGAAGCAGCCGAGCTTCGCGCCGAAGCCGCCGAGCAGGCGCTCAAGGACGCGCTGGCGGCCAAGGGCATCGTCCCGGCACCGGCTAAGCGCACCTTCGCCAAGACCAAGGAAGGGTCGCACGTCGCCACGATGCGCGGCTACGTCAATGGTCACATGATCGAGGAAGGGATGCCGGTTCCGGCTGGCATCCCGGTGTCGACCGAATGGATGGCCCCAGCTAAGAAGGCGAAGGCCGAAGACGAGGCTGAGGCGGAAGCCGAGGCGTAACGAACGCAGCGCTCCTTCGGGAGCCTGCTGATGGGTAGGGCGGGGCTCGACTTGGGAGCTGTCCCCCTTCGCGTGCAACCAGACTGGCGTTGCCCTACCCATCTTCCCTTCGAGGCGATTCAAGCCTCAACTCCCCACCCATAGCACTGAGCCCATGTCGATCACGGCGCTGCGGAGCGCGGTCCTGACCGCTGGCGGGCAACCGACCCAGTACACGCACGTCGGCCTCCTTCGCGAACTGATTACGGCATGGGGCGGAACGCCGACCCAGTGGACGATCAACGGCCTCCTGAAGGAGGCGATCGTCACGGCGGGCGGGACGGCCACCTACAACACCCAGCTCGAACTGCTGCGCCAGCTCATTACCCAGCTCGGCGGTACGCCGACCGATTATATTCGCGACGATTTGTGGAGCCAGCTGTCGCTGCTCGCGACGCTGTCGCCGCCCGGCGCTCCGCATATCTCGGTCGCGCCGACGATCTCCGCGCCCAACGGCTTCATCGTCGGCCAGCAGATCACGATCAACAACGGGACGTGGACCAACAGCCCGACGTCGTTCCATTACCAGCTTTATGCTGACGGCACCCCGATCGGCACCGACAGCAGCACCTACACGCTGACCTCGGCCGAGCAGGGCAAGCGGCTCAGCGCGCGCGTGCAGGCCGTCAACGTCTCCGGCTCGGGTTATGCGACGACCAGCCTCTACGGCCCGGTCACCGTGCTCCCGGTGGTCGGCTTCTCGCTCGCCTCGATCTCGCAGAACGAGGGCAATACCGACACGACTAATTACGTTTACACGCTCTCTCGTACTGGCGATCTCAGCTTCACGTCGACCGTCAACTGGGCGGTCACTGGATCAGGCGTCAACCCGGCCGCAGCATCCGACTTCGTCGGCGGCGTGCTGCCGTCTGGAACGATCACCCTCAACCCCGGCGACACCAGCGCGACGCTGACGATCCCGGTGGCTGGCGACGCTGCGGTCGAAAGCGACGAGAGCTTCACGGTCACCCTGTCGACTGCGGTCAACTGCTCGCTCGGCG